GAGGTGGCCTGTCGTGCGGTCGTAGTGGGCGACAAGGATGTCGCCCCCCTCGCCCTTCTGCACCAGATCACCGTTTTTCAGGAGGCGCACCTGCGCCTGAATCAGTTCAACGTCTTGGTCACTCATCTTGTGGCGATTTTCTTTGTTTGTTGCGCTCGGCGGCGAGGGAGACCTGCCTCCGAATCACCTGAAGGATCGACTTGGCCCCGTCTACATGGATTCCCGCCGCGATAATTGCAACACCATCTTTTCCTTGTCTAAACTGGTAGGAGTTCGAGTCGTCGCTCGCGCACTCCTCAAGGTGCTCAAGAACTCGTCTCTGTGAGGCGGACCTGTACCGAGGCTGTCCAAACACCGCCTCGAAGTCGGCGGCGAGGCGGGCGGCGTCCTCCTTTCCCCTGTCGAGTCGTTCGGCAAGTTGTGTGGCGAGGGGGTTTTTCACGGGGCTAGGCGGCCCTCTTCCTCCCCTTCCCGGTGGCTCCCTCGAACGCCTCCTTCGCCTGATCCTTCATAAAGTCGGGAGACTGCTCAAGGCCCTTGCCGGCCTTGCCGATCTGCTCGGCGAGCTGCGCGGCCCTCTGCTGCTGGGCGATCTTCGCCCTCTGGGCGCGGAGCGCGGCGATGGAGTTCGGGCCCTCCTTCGGGCGGAAGAGGTCGGGGGCCATCCCGGAGTTGTGCCCGTACTCGGTCACCACGTCGTCCAAGACGAAGTTGTCCCAGAGCTCGGGCTTGTTCTCGGCCAAGGGGGCGACGAACTGGAAGGTCTCCTGAGTGCCGCGGTTCTTGAGGGCCTTGAGTGCATCGGAGATCCGGGAGGTTATGAGGATGTCGGGCATCACGAGGCCGCGGCGGCCCGCGCCAAGCTGCTGGAGCATGCTATCGGGCGGGGGAGGGAACTTCCCCGCCCGGTAGCATATTCCAAACACACGACGCATGAGGGGATTGATGAACTCGGGCACCCGCCGTCCGAGGGCCGGGGTGAAGTTCTGCAACTGCTCGGCGAGCCTCTGGCTGATCTCGTAGGCCGTCATCTCCTTGTCCAGAAGCGGCTGGGAGTTCAAGAGCTTGAACGCCGGCACGAAGAAAGCCTCGTTTATCTGGTCCCGCTTCTTCTGCATCAAGTCCAAGCCCAGCTTGTAGTCGGAGATGGTGCCCCACTCCTCGGGCTGGGCCTTCGGGTTTCCGCTGTCGTAGACCGTGATACCCCCCGCCCGCAGGTCCACGTCGCCCTCAAGGTTGTCGGGGATGCGGACGCGGGGGTACAGGTGCAGTTCCGCCGCGGCGTCCATGTACTGCGCCATGTAGTTCAGTTGGCGAGCGTCGGGGAGCGCGAGATAGGCGGGGCCGAAGCCCCACGGGCTCTCGGTCCCCCATTTGGCGAAGCGGGGAACCAGCGCGGGCTGCTCATCGTAGCCCGAAATCCTCATGCAGGTCTTGAACTCGACCGAGATGTAGACGGAGGCGAAGGGCTTGTTGGGTCCGTCCTGCCTGCCGGGCAGGCGCTCGGAATCCCCGCGGGGGAAGATCGAGTGGAGGACCTTGAACTTCTTCTGGCCGCCCTTGCCGCCCCTGGCCTGGTCGGACATCTTCTGGGGGATCTCGTCGCCCGGGTGGCTGAACATCATCTCGATCTGGCGGTAGGTGAGCTCGAACTCCCTGCGCGTCGTGTCGACGATCCCCTCGTCGTCCTCCTCTATGGCGTAGGTGCCTATCTTCGCGTGGCGGAAGTTTAGCGTGGTCCTCTTGCCCTCCTCGCAGAGCATGAAGTCCGTGGCGAAGACGCCTATCCCCAGGGCCGAGAGCGCTCGGATGGAGTAGAAGTTCGAGCGCGCGAGTTCCATCATAACGATGTCCGAGCATTGCCCCAGCCAGCGGATGGCGTCGTCGTCGGCCTTCATCTCCCTCGGGGCCACGTACTCGGCCCACGGCTGCTGCGGCGGCGTCAGCCAGTTGTAGTCGCCGCTGGCGAAGGTCTGCGCCGCCTGAATCGGGGTCGTGTCGTAGATCTGGTCCGTCCAGCCCGACACCCCCTCGGTCTTCTCCACCTGAATGTCGGAGTCCTGAGGCAGGAAGTAGTTTGAAATACTCTGCCAGTCGTCCTTGAAGATGTAGTCGCGCTTCTCGCAGAGCGCGGCGTACTTCTTCAATTCCTCCTCTGCGAGGTCGTCCCTCACGTCACTGTCGCGGAAAGGGAATCCATGTCCCTGGGGCCGGCGTGCTTCGTGGCGGTGTTGGATGGAGTCGGGTTGAAGATCTGGTCAAGGATCGGGTCGCCCATGCGGGGGTCCTTGCCGTAGTGGCCGCTCTCGTGCTCCCACCTCTTGGCTATCTCCGGGTGGTGGATGTGCATGTATTGCCTCTGCTTCTCGGATTCGAATGGCATAAGTCACCTAGGGTATGTTCTTCCTGTAGGAGGAGGGGGAGCCGGGTGGCGTCCCCGGGCCTCCAGTTTGTCCCGGGGTCCAAGCCGTGTCGCCTGCGAGCATCGTCTTCTTGACGCTCTTCTTCAGCAAATTCGCCTGAGCCAGGTCCTGCTCGGCCGCGATGACACTGGGGTCGTCGGCCGTCACGGGCGGGGCGGGGGTGGCCGTTGGCGCGCTGGCGATGTCGGTCGACCCGCCCTTAAACTGCTGCTGCTCCAACTGCCTTCTCAGGGGAAGCCTTTTCATTGGCGAGGCGACTCATCTCCCCCAAAGCGTAAAAACGCAACTCGTTTTTTCTCTCGAACGAGATCCAGGGGAGCGGGAAGGGCATGTGCCTCTCCAGCTTCGAGAGGTCCCCGGCGAAGAGGTACACGTGCCACGTGTCGCACTCGGACGACGGCCACCAGACCGACGGGCAGACGACGAGCTCCGCCGGCGCGTCGCGGCGGACGGGCCTCGCCATGATGAAGAGCTCGGGGCCTGAGTAGACCCAGCCGTGCCTCAGGTGCATGTCAAGGTCGACCTCGAAGGAGCGGACGCAGAGCTCCTGCTGGTAGACCCGCTTCGCCTCCGGGTAGGGGTTCACCCGATCCTCCAGACGCTTCCGTCCGAATAGACCGGCACTGTGTTGGTGCCGCCGCCTTGGCCCGCCGTGGAGAAGGAGAAGGACACGATCTGGCTATCCGTCACGATGGTGCGCGCCCCGATCCCGGCCGTCCCGGCGCTGGGCAATTTCGAAATCAAATACGAGGCGCTGCCCCCGGTGACGGGCGGGTTCCCGGTCGGGGTGGCGTTGTCCTGCTGGGGCCCGACGGCCTGACGGTCGGTGCCGCTCGTCTGGTCGGTGTTCGAGCCGGCGAGGGTTATGGGGGCCGTGGGGCCGGTCGACTGGTCGGGGGCGCTCACCGTCTAAGCTTCTTGGATCCAGCGCGCACGATGAGCGATAGTTTCGCGGTCTCCATCTGGTCCTCCCTGCTCTTGAACTCGCAGACCTGCCGCAAGGTCCCCATGTGAATCCAGCTCCCGTCCCGGGCCCGGACCATCAGTTTAAGGCAGTTCATGCAGACCGGGGCGGGGGCGGTCCTGACGACGACGCTCATGCGACCAAGGGCCGGTACTCGACCAGGCTATCGAACGACAGCGGGGCGCAGGGCCAGATCTCCCTCTTTGCCAGATTGGCCCTGGCGATCTCGCCCGCCTTGGCGCAGTCTTGGCAGACGTAGGCCCCGAGCTCCCTGTCGGGCCAGCCCACGTGGGGCTCTGCGCCGCAGCACCCGCACAAGTTCGTGGACGAGGAGAGCTTGTGGCCCGTCGGCGTCGGCGGTGGCTCGCCCTTGGGCGTCTCGCCCTTGAACGGGTCCCACTCCTTCTGCGGCTTCCCGAAGATGTTCATCGTATGACTCGGAAGAGTCTCTGCCTCTTCTGGCTGAAAGGATAGCTCGATTCGCTGGGCCCGCGCAAGGCCGTTCTTGGGCCCGAGTGGCCGCGGCGGGACTCTAAAGCCACCTCGGCGTCGCCCCCAAGGGTCCCGGTCGCATACGCCTCGCTGAAGGTCCTAAGCGCATCCGCCCCGTGGCTGTACTCGTCGTGGAGGGGCTCCTCGCTTATGATCCCGTTCTCGTTCAACTCCCTCCGGGAATAGTACTCAAGGCAGTCCAAACCCGAGGGCGTCGCGTCCAAGGGCGTCCCGAATGTCTTCGAGCAGTTGGTCGCATGAATCCAGCACCTAGGCAGGAGGGTCTCCGTCAGCCGGTGTATCCCCCGCCACTTGTCGGGCGTGCAGAATACCACGTTCAGGTGCTCCAGACCGGCGTGCAGGAGGTCCCCCCGCCACGTCCCGCCCTGCCTGTCCTCGTGCTCCGCGTCGTGCGGAAGGTAGTGCGCCTTCACCGAGCGGCCGTGCCTCTTCTCCCACTGGGCGATCACCTCCGCGTAGTGCCCCGGCCCCTGCCCCTTCGCCGAGTAGAAATCCAATAAATTGATGTCCTTCCCGATCATCTGGATAAGCCAGATGCACGTGTAGTCGCTCCTGCCCAAGTCCCAGAACGTGTACAGCGGGGCCGCCTGATCGCAGAGGAAGTCCACGATCCTCCTCTGGTTCCTAAGCTGCGAGATCACGCCCCCCCAGATCGCCCCCGGAACAGCCGCCGCGAAGCTGCACTCGTACTCCCTGTTGAAACTGTCCTCGCCCATGTGCTTCTTGGCCGACAGGAGCTCGTCGGCGGGCAGGATGCCCGACTCCGACGCCTTGAGCAGCATCGTGAAGTACTCCGGGTCCTTCAGCGCCGCGTCGTACAGGCGGAAAAAGGCATTGCGCCCCTTCGGAGTACCAATCCACACACACCACCCAACCCGGTCCGACAAGGCAGGCCGCAGGAAGTCGGTCCACACCTCCGGGGCCATGTCGGCAGGCTCATCCACCACCGCCCCATCCAGATAAATGCCACGAAGCGCATCGTAGTTGTCCGCCCCGTAGAGCGAGACCCGCCCCCCTCCGCAGCCCGCCGGGAATTCCACATACAGCTCGCTCTCGCTCACCTTCCGCCCGGGGACCGACTTCGTGTAGAGCTTGAGGTAGTCCCAAGCCACCATCTTTGCCTGCTGGCGGTAGGGGGCCAAGTACCCGAACCTTGGGGCGGGCTTCCCACAGGTGAGGGCCCCCCGGACAAGCTGGTTGACCCCGGCCACGGTCTTGCCGGCCCGACGGTGGACGACGAGTACACCCCACCGCTTGGTGCTGAGGTGGAAGGCAACAAAAGGGGCCCTAGGAAAATACTCGATTGTAACATGCAAGCCAGTTGTCGTGAGACATCAGGGGCCTTCAGGCAGAGTAGTGCAACCAAAATAACAAAAAAAATTCGGAGAGGGGGTCGTCCCCGATCGGCAGGCTCGGCATTCGGCCCCCTCCCCTACCCCGAAGCATGCTTAACGTGACTCAGGTACACGCTGAATATCGAGGCGCTTTCGGATCAGTTGGGCAGCGTTCGCTGTCGCTCACGCCGCTTGGATAATCCACCACTCCGTTAAGCCTGGGTCCGATAGGCTCGTCCTCACGGACTCGCACAGACACCGCGCGCTGCGCGCGCAAACAAACCTTCCTAAGAAGGGGGGAAAAAACACCACCAGCGCAGCCAATACCGGACGCGCTCAATACCTAGCGCGCAGGAGGCTGGGATAGCCAAGAGACGGTAATCGGTTTACCATCGCCGCCGTCTAAAGACACCTTGTCACCATACTGTTGTGGCCACAGCTTCGAGAGAAGCCACTTCTTTGAGTCAACCACCAGACGAGCCCGATTGGGATCATCAAATGACTTGGCATCACGGAGTATTTCATCAGCCCAGTGTTCGAGCTGGAGCTTGCGCGCGCGAGCGTAACTTAAGCTCAGTTGAGTGTCACCAACCACCCAATCTCTAAATGACGCGCTACTGAACTTGCCTACCTTTGCGCACGCTTCATTGAGTGTTGCTCCGTTTGAGACGAGCCGGATTACCTCGCGCTCCGCAGCAGGCTCACGCTTCGATTTACGCGCCTTCACAGCACCCTTTA